CAGCTCACTTTTAATTACTGCCCTGAATTCGTGCTGAGTTTCTCCTACCTCCACTTGAAAAACATTGCTAGCAGACTTCTTTTGATCTTCAACAGCAGCAACCTTAATTGTACTACCATCACCGACAAAAGCAATGTTAGGCAATTGAAGTACGTGAAGTGCTTTTTGAACCGTACTATAAACCTGACTAGTTAGTTCAAAATTGATCTCTGGGTTGTTGAGCACAATCTCTTTATAGTTTGGCTGTTCGATCATAGTTTCATCGGTGTAGAAAAAGTCAGCACTCTGCTTACCGTTTTGAATTCTGACAAATTTAGACTCAAACTCCAATTCAGGATTCTCAAACAAGCTGACCGTTCCGAGGAATTTATTGAGATTGTAGATGCCAAAATCCCTCGGAATTGTCTCTTGAATGGTTGCGTGTGCCATCATCTCTTTCATTGATGACATCGTAACGAGCTTATTGCCTTTTCTGAACATCATAGACTCGTTAATCAATGAAAAGTTTTTCAACACCTGCATTGTTCTTGCACATAAATTCATAATATAAACCTCGATCAGTGGTAGTTGTTTGTATGCTTTTCTCTGGTTGCAGCTAGGGCTTGTTCCATAAACTTAATAAGACCATCGGACCCTAGAGCAACTTCATAGCATTTCAACGACGAGCTAAACAACACGCTGGCTACACCAATCAATGACAGCGTGTCGTCAGCGTGCTTTAAGACTATCTCATTAATTTCTGTTTGGATTTCCTCAAAGTTTTCGCTAGCTTCTTTAACAATATCATCCACTCTAGCGTTCATCATTTCTTACCGAGCTTTCCTGCATCAGCAGTTGCAGATGCACCGATAGAAGCTAGGTCAGCAAGACTGCCACCGAAAATGTAAGAGCCAACGTGCTGGAGTTTCATCCACGGACAGAACCAAACTCTGAGACCGATTCGGTCACAATTATAGCAGAACATGTAGTCTTCTGACAAGTATCGTTTTGATGCAAATTTCTCAGCTTCCAGCATCTTCTGCACTTCATGTTGAGGAACTTCTTCCCCAGCTGCAATTCGTTTAAGAACACTCATTACCTCTTCGTAAGTGTATCCGCGATCAATAATACAATCGAAGTAAGCCATAATCTCACGTGAACCATCAAATGCGGCAGTGCGAATGTGGTCAGGTTTATAGTGCTGGTTTGGGAAATGTTGTTGGTAAATCTCAAAAGTCTTACGACGCACCATCATAAACCCTGTGCCAATTTCTCGTACTTCTGCAGGCTTATTAAGAGGGATCTCATTCTGGCCGTTTTTCGGATTGAAAACATAGTCGCCTACAAACCGATCAAGAATTTGTGCATCGTCGTCAGCTACACCTTTATCTACCGCTTGTTTGATCTTTTCCCATGAAATACATTTCTTAGGATAAGGTCCACCCATTACATCGTAAGGAGAATCGTCAGACATCATGCCTAGAAGCGCTAAAACATCGTTAGGATCGAAACCAATATCCGAATCGATGAACATTAGGTGAGTAGCATTAGAACGTAGGAATTCATCAACGCAATAGTTACGAGCACGTGTGATCAATGATTCGTTAAATAAAAAATACAGTTGAAGCTGAATTTGATACTTGGCACACATAGCAGAAAGATCTGCAATAGACCTTGTATACATCCCCGCACACATACCACCATACATCGGTGTTGCAACAAACAGTTTTCTCTGCTGAAGATCTTCTACTTTAAATTCTAAATTCATATTATTCTGCTCCGTATTTTTTATCGTGTTCTTTGCCAATACCGTAAGATCCGTCATATGCTGATAGTGCCTCAGCATCAAAAGAAAGATACTGACCAATTCTTGTTCCTGGTTTAATTCTCATCGGTCCAACAGTTACATGCATCACCCCTGCCATCACACCATGATATCCTGTGTCATAAAGACCTGACGTTAGAAACACACCATTACGGTTCAACGTCGATCTTGTAATCACCCACCCAGCTTCTCCTTCACCAACGTGAATAATGTTTTCCATCACAACCTCGTAGTGGCCTACATCAAGCTGATAATAACCATCATTATTTGGTTGTAACTCTAACGTGCCACGATGACGCTTCTGCTCTTCATCGATCACAAACACCTCAGGTTTAATCCAAAAAACTTTTCCAAGCCTTAGATCGACAGCGTTCGGTTGCACGTCACCAGGTTGAACATTTGACAGGGTTGATTTAGATTTATCCCCTTTAATATGCTTCATAGCTGACCTCCTCTTTTAATGGTATCAATTCGCATCATCATGATGACGTAGTGGGCAGCTTTGAGAAGATCTTTTCTATTAGTTCCCTCTTTCTTACCAAAACGATCAATGTATTTTAACGCACTCACTTTCGCAAATGCAAACAGCTCATCATGTGAAACAATATCAACCAGCTGGGTGTCGTTCTCGACATTAACATAGTGCTGGTTGTATGTGGTCTCGATATACGAGCGGATTTCATCGAGGATAACATCCTCGTTATATTTAAAAGTCATGCTTATCATTCCCTCTTGTAAGTTTGTTGATATAGCTTATGTTTGCCATCACATCACTCCAGCTATAATCCTCAATGACGCACGAGAAGTCAACCTCTTTCTCAAATTTCCCGTCGATCAAACCCGTTGGTGAGTTGTCGAATGTTTTTCCGTGCAACCCGCACCAAATAGCTGCGCTCGAATCCCACGAACGAATATATTTGTGATAGGGATTGAGGAGCTCAATCTCGTTAGGGCCGTCAACCATTCCTAGGCAGTGGAATTTTTTCTGTGCACGTGGGAGGTCCAGCAATCCCCTCTTTTCCATTTCCCGAAAGATTTTCCATCGCGACATGAATCGTTGTAGTCTATAAGCATCTTTTCGCTGGTCCTGTGAGAGTTTTTCATCGATGCCGAGAGCAATAGGGCAGCCGAGGATTGAAAGTCCAATGATGTCAATGTTGGGTTCGTTAATTGCCCAGCTGAGTCCCACCATAAAACCTGCAAGATCACCAAGCTCACTTTGAGGCACGAAGAAGGTATCAAAACCTGCGGCCTTGATTTGCTCCATCGAGTTTGCTGCTGCTTGCATAGTTTTATGCCACGGTTCACGAGGATAATCGCTCATGACAATGCAATCAGCTTTACACCGTTTTGCCATCTCAATCAGCTTGGACGAATCATACATTGGTCTACCCTGCTTGAACATCTCGAACGCAGAGTTATCCATAATCTTGTATTTGCGATCCCCAATGCAACTGTAAAAACGCCAATAATCATCATCGCTCTCCACAAGATGAGCTAACACCAAATGGCAGTCATTGCTGCTTGCAAAATCCCCAAGATATTCTGTTGGAGCAATATGTGCAAACTTAATCATTACTTCACCTCATTATTGAAATAGATTCTACACCCGTTCTCACCATCCTCAGACACTTCAATTACATAAATCCTACCAGGATATTTGTCTTTGATGTAGTTGGAAAGATCGTGTGCAATCATCTCGCACGACTTATTGTTGAGTTCGAGGGTTCTCTTATCAAGCAGTCCTTCGAGCTCGCGCTTGAACATGATAAATTCAATATCACGATCGTCATGAAACACCTCGAGCTCTACTCGAAAGTGAAACATGTGGCGATGGGGATAACCTAGAAAAGAGACGGATTGGAGCTTAGGGTCATTGAGAGCTGCAGGATAGCAGTGAATTCCCTCACGTTGAAACGTAACCCAAATAAACGAATTAATCATAATATTTTACCCATATTCACGTTGCACAAACTTCTTCATATTATCAAAAACATCTAAAACATACTGTTCAGATATTATCTTATCCGAGAGTATAAACATCTCTGTGATTCCAGACAACCCTGTAAAGTAATCACGAGGTTTGTTGAAATAGGTTTCAAGTCTGAAATTCTTTTTGAGCGTTTCTTTGAGCATTCCTTCAACATGCTCACATCTTGCACGAGCAGTAGCTGCATCGGCGTGTTGTATGTATATATCATCGATAATCTCTATCTTGTCGAACACGTTGTATTGTTCGTCAGCGAATCGTTTCTCGACAACATACCACTTTGTTAATCCAACTTTGTATGCCACCTTACCATCAAGATGGAATTTTGCTAGGTATACTTTCACGATTTATCAAACAAAAAGGCCGTCCGAAGACGGCCTTTCTATTCTACTGCGAATTAATCGCCAAAAACTTGCTGGCCAGCAGCAGCATATGCAACGCTAACCATTGCACGTGAAGGCTTACCTAGTTTGTAATATACACCGTTTGAAGTGCGGTTGGTGTAGATTGGATAACCTTTTGCTCGAAGCTCTGCAACACGAGCTGTTGGTTTTGTGATCCCCCAGCTTTTTGCAAGCGAGGTTGTTAGTTTGCGACCACGTGAAAGAAAATTGATAATTGTTGTATGTTGTGACATATGTAACTCCTATAAAATTAAAAAGAACAGTGGCGCTGCCACTCAATTCACTATGCTACGCTCTTAATTTAGAGTCAACAGCTGCTTTTGACTTTTTAAGAGCACTTACTGCCATTTTAACGATCCTTGGATGATCTTTCATCTTTAGAACGTAAAAAGGCTTTCCTTCGATTTCTTCGGTGCCTAGAACATAAGCCTCGAAGTAATCTCCTGAAATATTATTAACGAACCCTGTCAAAACAGGTGTAGGTTTCTTTAATTGCTTTTTCACAACATACCTTTCTGCATCTTGATGTTGTTATAAAATTCCGCTTTAACGCTATCGTTATGGAACAAACCATGAACGACGCATGTCTGGGTGAGGCTTGAATGAACCTCAACGCCACGATGCTCCATACAGCCGTGCGTTGCCTGAATATACACACCGACGTTTTCTGTATCGGTTGCTTTCATAATCTCTTTAGCAATCTGATTTACCAGATCTTCCTGAAGCTGGCCACGACGAGCACACCACTGAGCAATACGAACATACTTCGACAATCCAATCACTCTACCTGTAGGAATCAAACCAATAAATGCAACACCTTTAACAGGCTGGTGATGATGGGAACACATAGATGTGAGCTCGGCTCTAACTACCAGCATCCCCTCAAATCGCTCTGATCCTTCGTTCGGGAAAGAAGTTGCTTCGGGTGCTGGTGTATAACGTCCAGACATCAGCTCGTAGATATACATCTTAGCCAGACGTTTAGCGGTGTCCTTTGAGTTAGGATCGTTTTGTGTATCAATTACCAAACTATCGAGGACACCCTCAAACTTTTGCTGCAGCTCTTGAACAAGAAGCTGCAATTCTTCCTCAGTGACAAACTGGGAAATATTATCGCTCGCGTGGTAAT